AGACATCGCGCAAAACACCTTCGCTGGCCGTCGCTCGGCTGACCTGGTGAAGACCATCATGGACAACCGGCAGGTCGGCAAGCACAAAGCCACATTCCTTGCGCGCCAAGAGACCTCGCTTCTCATGTCGAAATTCCATGAAGGCCGCTATCGTGACATCGGCTCAACCGGCTATATCTGGGACGGTGCCGATGATGAGCGCGAGCGCCAAGATCACCGCGACTTGAATGGCAAACAGTTCTCATGGGACTCGCCACCTGTCACCAATCGCAAGACCGGCGCGCGCAATCACCCGGGCGAGGATTATGGGTGCCGGTGTGTGCCTATTGCGCTAATTCCGTAATCGTTTATTATATTCACAAGCAGCCAGCCCATAAGAGCTGCTCGAACGGGGTATATTTTGGAACTCGGCAACGCAAAACAGTTTCCCAAGACCTATTATGCCAAGCACATGCAGGCTGGCATTTGCGGCTATAAGACTGAGAAAATTCTCATTGAAGCCGATCAAATGAAAGAGATGGCCCCGTCTTTCGTGGGCAAGCCTATCTATGTCAACCACCAGAAGGTTGACCTCGAGAATCTCAAACAGCAGGCAGCCGGTTATATTTCAGATAGCTTTTACAATGAGCTTGATGGCTGGCTCTGGGTTAAATTCGTGGTCATTGATGACGCTGCTCATGACGCGATTATGCGCGGCTGGGCCGTGTCGAATGCCTATGTCCCAACGCAGTGGGATGAAAAGGGCGGCCTATGGCACAACATCCCCTATGACCGGCGCATTATGGCCGGTGACTTCACACACCTTGCCATTGTGGATGACCCGCGCTATGAGGGGGCTTGCATTTTGTCGCCAGATGGGTTTAAGTCCTATCAGGCCGAAAAAAAGCAAAAGCTCAATGAGCTGACCAATAAGAAGGAGCCTTCGACGATGTTTTCATTCTTCAAGACCAAGCGCGAGCCAGTCACCGCCGACAAGATCGACGCCGACACGATGGTTGAGATCGACGGCGCAGTCATCTCTGTGCAGGAGATGGTGAACTCAGTTGCCGCCGATAAGGCCGCCAAGCTCGCCGCTGAAAAGAAGAACTCTTCTGAAGACGACGATGCCAAGAAAAAGGCCGACGAGGAGAAGATGAACTCTGAAATCGAAGTTGGCGATGAGACCATGACCCTCAAGGATTTGGTAAGCGCTTACAACTCGCTGAAGAACGCCAAGAAGAACTCGGCCGACGCTGACTCCGACGACAAGAAAAAGGCTGAAGAGGCCAAGGCCGCTGAAGAGAAGGCAAACTCCAAGGCCGCCGAATCCAAGGCTGCTGAAGCCAAAGCCAAAGAAATCACCAACAAGGCCGAGGGCCGCAAGAGCTATGACGAGTTGCGGAATGCCCACTTGAAGGTTGCCGCAAGCCCGGCCATTGAGACGGGTCAGGATAAAACCGCGCGCGGTCAGTCACGTTATGGTTCGAACTAACAGGGAGAAGTAAAATGGCACTCAATATCAATCAGTTCGCTCAAACACCGGTTCAGGGCGAAATCGACATGACCGTTCAGGGCGTGCAGATCGTCTCCGGTCTGGTAAGCTCTTCTGAATCGGTTGCCCTCATCCCTGGTCAGGCCGTCAAGGTTCTCGACACCGCCTCTGGCGTTCCCACAGTCACCGCAGTCACGTCAAACACCGATGTTGTGTTCGGCTTCGTGACCCGCAACTTCAAGGATGCCAACTACCCGGCCGACAGCCGCCTCGAAATTGCTCTCAACGGCACCTTCATGTTCATGACGGCCAACGGCGCGATCTCGCGTCTGGGCGCGGTTGAGCTTGACTATGCCGCGAACAAGGTTGGCCCGGCTGCCGGTATCAACCCGACCGTTGGCTATGCCTATGACAAGGCCGCAGCCAACAATGACCTCATCCGCGTCTTTATCGAGACTCCGAAGGCTGGCGCACAGGCTGGTGTCACTCGCACCGCTGTTGTCGTGGCAACCCTCGCCGAGATCAACGCAGGCAAAGTGCTCATCCCGGCTGTTGCTGGCAAGAGAATCCGCGTCACTGACCTCACGGCCCGTGTCACCGGAGCATTCGCAACCGGCACCTCGGTTGATGTTCAGTCCGGCACCACAGCGGTCAAGGTCAGCGTCATGGCTGAAGCTGGCCTCACCAATGGTGCGGTGCTTAAGCCGGGCGATGCCAACGCAACTCGCGGCACTGGCTATGCGGCCAACCTGCCTGCCGGTGAAGCTCTGTCTGTTGCCAATGTTGGTTCTGCCCAGACTGGTGGCACCTCCATTCAGTACACCATCACTTACGCCGTCGTTTAATAAGAAGAAGCAGGAGAAAAAGCCATGTTGCAGACCGAAATCAAGAACTCGAAGGGCCAGTTCATCGAGCTTACAGACCTCGAGGCAATGGTCGCGCACCGCAATCAGGAAATTTGCAACGACCTCGGCGTCGATGTGAATATCACCACCCTGACCGGTATCACCAAGCGCATTGTCGAACAGAAGTTCTTCACGGTCGCACCTGCTGATTATCTGCCGGTTCGCGTTGGTGAAGGCGCATGGGCAAGCCAGCTCCTCACCTACCGCGACTTCCAGCTCGGTGGTGACTTCGAGCAAGGCATCGTCAACACAGCCGTCAACGGTGGCCGCCTGGCTGAAGTTGATGCAGCGGTTGACAGCATCCTTGTGCCGATCATCAATTGGGGCAAGCAGCTCACCTATAACCTGTTCGACATTCAGCAGGCCGCCAGCGCTGGCAACTGGGACTTGGTGACAGCCAAGGAACGCAGCCGCAAGCGCAACTGGGACTTGGGTATTCAGCGCATTGCCTTCTTGGGCAGCAAGACCAACACCAGCGTCAAGGGTCTGCTGACTCAGTCAGACGTGAACTCGAACACCGCCATCATCACGACCTATATCAAGTCGATGAATGCGGCCCAGTTCAGTGCCTTTGTTGCCGGTCTGGTTGAAGCCTTCCGCGCAAACAACGGTCGCACCGCCTACCCCAACCGCTTCTATATCCCTGAAGCCGACTATAACGGTCTTGCGACTCTGGTTCCCGGCACCGCTGGCACCTTCCCGGTCAAAATGCTCGACTACCTGCTCGACGCCTTCAAGACCGTGACCATGAACCCCAACTTCATGATTAAGCCGCTGGCCTATGCAGATCAGGCCAACAACGCTGACGTGACCGGCCTGAACAAGAACCGCTATGTCCTCATGAACTACGATGAAGACACCATCCGCATGGACATTCCGGTTGACTACACAAGCACACTGCAGAACACCATCAATGGCTTCCAGTATCAGAACGTCGGGTATGGTCAGTTCACCGGTGCCAAGGCTTATCGCCCGCTTGAAGTGCTTTACTTCGACTGGAACTCATAAGGGGAATCATGATGAGCGAACAGACAATAAAACTCCTCAATAAGGGCGAGCGCACCATCACCGTCGCAGAGGGCGTGCACTTTGCCCCGATGGCGGTCATGGCGTTTCCTGCTCCTCTTGCCAAGAAACTGAAGCGGCTCTTTGGGGCCGAGCTTCAGGACTTGGAAGAGGCCACACAGGCATTCGCGGCACCCGCCCTCCTCGCGCCGGTTGAAGACTTGGCCGAGATCAAAAACAAAGAACCGCTTGAACCGAGCGCGCCTGAGCTGCAGGCCAAAGCCTTTGCGGCTGAAGCTGAAAAGCTGGGCATGTCGGTTGAAGAGCTTACGGCGGCCAATCTCAAGGTGCAGTCCCTCATTGCCGAGGGCGCAACTGAAGAAGAAGCCAAAGAGATGGTTTTCGGTAAATAAGAAGGGATAACCCCCGCGCAGCCCTAAACCCCGTAAGTCTGAAAATGGCTTACGGGGTTTTTCTTTAGAGGTGATGACATGGACTTGAACACAATCACGGTTGCAGACTTCAAAGCGCTCTTTCGCCGCGACTTCCCCTATCTGCCCAGCTATGACCCCGCAAAGCTCTATAATGCTGGCGCTCGCGTCTATTATGCAACGACCGAGCTGTTCTATACATGCCTTGTCAACGGCACTCAGGGCATCACGCCTGGCAGCGACGCGACCAAGTGGGTTGTGGTCAATGACAGCACAGACAACTATGTGCAAGACGATGACATCACGCGCGCATTCGGCGAGGCGCAGGTCAACTTCAATCAGTCGCTCTTCAGCGGCGATGACACGATCAAGCTGTGCTATCTCTATCTAACCGCCCATTACCTCGTCGTTGACATGCGGAACGCGCTGGCCGGGGTGTCTGGCGCTGGGGCATTCCCACTGGCCTCGCGCTCTGTTGGCAGCGTGTCGGAGAGCTACGGCATCCCTTCGGCCTATCTGGCAAACCCGAGCTATGCAATTTATGCCCAGACTGGCTATGGGATGAAGTATCTGTCGCTCGTGTTGCCTATGCTTGTGGGCAACGTGGGCATTGCCTGCGGGGGGACGACTCCATAATGGCCCAGCAAACTTCGATAAGCTTCAACCTTGATGGACTTGAGGATATTGCCCGCAAGCTGGGTGACAGTCTGGTGGCACGGGTTGGCATCTTGGGTAGCGATGTTGCGCGCAAGGGCGATGATGATTCCGACCTGACCAACAGCGAGATCGGCGCCATCCAAGAGTTCGGCAGCGAGACGGCCAACATCCCTCCCCGCTCCTTCTTGCGAATGCCGGTCGAGACGCACGCCAAAGAGATCATGAAGTCGATGGACACGCCCGCAGTTCGCAAGGCTGTTGAAGCCGGTGATGCCGTGATCGTATTCAAGATTCTCGGCATTGCCGCCGAGGGCTTTGTCAAACAGGCCTTCAGCACTGGCGGCTTTGGTAAGTGGGCGGCCAATAAGCCATCGACCATTGACCGCAAAGGCTCGAGCAAGCCTCTTATTGATACCGGCGAATTGCGCCGCAGTATTACCAGTGATGTCGCCAAGAAGGGAGACTTTTAATGCCAGCCAAGCCACTCAACCAGCTCTCAGGAATGCCACAAATAAGCGCGGCTTTTGCTGGCTGGTTCACCAAGATCACCATCAAGCAAATCACCGAGACCATTGTTGACGGCTTTGTTCAAACTGCTGCCACGCTGGTCACATTCCAAGGCACTATTCAGCCGCTCTCGCCTAACGAGCTGAAGCTCAAGCCAGAGGGTCAACGTCATTGGGAATGGTTGCAAATCCACTGCCTGACCGGCACGCTCAACCTTTTGCCCGGCAACAAGATCATCTATGCCGACA